GCAGGAGGTTTGGTTTATCCACCAATTGCAGTAACTCCTTCTTTTGTTGGTAAACATGCAAGCGGAAAACCACAAGGTCCGGGAGATGGTGGAACAGGGAACCAAGCAGGAGCAGCAGCATTGGTTGCTGGTTTTGCTGGAGGAAATGGATACACGGCTGCTGGACCAAACAATAACTCCAATGGTGGCGGAGGTGGTGGAGGCATGGGGGGTGTTGGAGCGGAGGCATCTTTGAACAGGGGTTATGGAAACTTGGTGAATGGTGGCGCTGGGGGCGCTGGAATTGATTGGTCTGCTTGGCGTGGAGAAGCAGCAGGAACAACACGATATGGTGCAGGTGGAGGCGGTGGCGGTGGATACGCTTCGACTATTTCTGCACCGGGTGGTGCTGGTGGCGGTGGTAACGGTGCGTTGTATTACAGCAGCGTTGGAACAAACGCAGCAGCCAACACTGGAAGTGGTGGCGGTGGAGGCTCAGAAGGTGGAGCATACACACAAGGTGGGTCAGGAATAGTGTTAATTAGGTTCAAACTTTAGGAGAAAAACATGGCACATTTTGCACAAATAGCAGGAGACACAGTTACGCAAGTTATCGTTGTATCCAACGATGATTGTGGAAATTTAGAGTTTCCAGAATCAGAACCAGTCGGTCAAGAATTCATTGCATCAATTGGTTTAACTGGCGAATGGAAACAAACATCATATAACAACAATTTCCGTGGTCGTTATGCTGGCATCGGTTTTCGCTATGACCGTCAATTGGATGAGTTTGTTCAACCAATTCAAACACCTGTAACCATCGAACCAGAGGTTTAAGAATGAGTATTCAGGCAGCACGAGGGACTAGACGAAGTGGCGTTTGTACTAGCACTACACGCCCTGAATCACCTTACTTGGGTCAAGTTATTTACGAAACAGACACACAACTCTTAAAAGTTTGGCTGGGCTCTGCTTGGTCAGTAGGACAAACACTGTAATGGCTATTACTACAACTACTCAGGGTATTGCTGCTGGCGTTTGTTTATCAACTGCACGACCAACCAATCCTTATTTGGGTCAGATTATTTATGAAACTGACACAAACCTATTACGTGCATGGTCTGGTTCAGCGTGGTCAGCTGGAGTCAACTTGGTTAGCTCGATTAGTAATGGTGCAGCAACCGGAACTCCCGCAGTAAGTGCTACTTACGCAGATGGTGGCTTTAACTGGAAGCGAATTGATTTTACTTCAACATCAACATTGGTTGTTTCAACTGGTGGATTATTTGATGTAATGATTATGGGTGGGGGCGGTGGAGGTGGTGGCTCTGCTGGTGGTGGTGAAGGTGGTGGAGGAGGTGGAGCAGGTTTGCTTCAAATCTCTACACTTGTTATCCCGGCAGGAACATACACAGTTACAGTCGGTGCTGGTGGAGCAACTGGTGAACCAGCGGGTTTTGGTGGATGGTCTGGAGTTTCTGTTATCAGAAGCCAATATGCAGGTGGAGCAGGTGGCGGACAGCGTTGGGGTGGTGCTGTTGCTGGACCAAATGCTGGTTGGTGGTGCAGGAATGGGCGGTGCTGGTGCAACCAGAGCCGCTGGTATTGGCATAACAAACACTTTTACAGGAACATCTACAACTCGTGCTGCTGGTGGTTTGGGTGGAGGAACTTCTGGAACTTTTGGTGGTTCTGCGGCAGCAAACTCTGGAACTGGTGGCGGTGGTGCTATTGGAACATCTAGCGGTGGTAACGGTGGTTCTGGTTTAGTTTCGGTTAGGTGGAAAGTATAATGGCTATAAATAATATCACTGGCGCACAATCAATTATACAACCAGCAGTATGCACTAGTACGACTCGCCCTGCGAGTCCGTATGTTGGTCAAGTTATATTTGAAACTGATACTAGCCGTCTAAAAGTTTATCTTGGTTCAGTATCTGGTTGGTCAACGGGGACATTGCACTCATCAACATTTAACGCAGAAGTATTGGTTGTTGCTGGTGGTGGTGGCGGTGGAACAGGACAAAATGGATTAAGTCGTTATCAAGGTGGCGGTGGTGCAGGTGGATACCGCTTCAATAATGCAATGACATTATCAAAAGGTGTTACATACACAGTTACAGTTGGTGCTGGTGGAAATGCTGGAGCATTAGGCGGTGGTGACGGTACTGCTGGAAACCTATCATTGTTTGACACATATCAAGCAAGTGGTGGAGGATTTGGTAACTGGGGAAACGGTGATGGTATAGCCGCTGGTTCTGGAGGTTCTGGAGGTGGTGGAGGAGGAAACTCAGACTTCCAAGCAGGAGCAGGAAACATCGGTGGTTATACACCAGTTGAAGGTTATGCAGGAGGTAACGGTTCAACTGGTTCTCCATACTATGGCGGAGGTGGTGGAGGAGCAGGTGGTGCTGGTGGAACTACTGGTGCTAGTGGTGTAGGCGTAGCCAACACCATTACTGGCTCATCAGTAACTTATGCTACTGGTGGTGCCAACTCTGTTGCTGCATCAACAAGTGGTTCTCCAACATATAGTTCAAGTTCCCGCCCCGGATACCATGTTTACACATTTACGTCTACTGGGACAATTACCTTCTAAGTAACGAAAGGTCCAATTAGTATGGCTTTAACAATCCCCCACTCCTTTGCCAATGACAGTATTGCCGAAGCGTCAGAGGTCAACTCTAACTTCCAGTACGTAAAACTGTTTGTTGATGCCCTACAAACTGGCGCAGGTCTTGACTCCTCTGCTGTGACTGAAACCAAATTGGCTACTAGTTCTGTGACTGAAGCAAAGATTGCTGGTCTGGCTGTAACGGAAGCAAAGATTGCAGATAACGCAGTCAGCCAATCAAAGATTGCTGACCGTGCTGTTGGTTCTGCTGAACTAAAAGAGATAAGCCTCAACCCACAGATAGCGTCATATACACCAGTTTTGGCTGATGCACAAAAACTTGTGACGATGAACTCCAGTTCAGCGTTGAACTTCACAATCCCAACTGATGCTTCTGTTGCTTTCCAAATCGGAGACCAAATTAACATTTTGCAACTTGGTCTTGGTCAGGTCACTATTTCTGCAGTTACACCGGGAACAACAACTGTTTCTTCTCAGGGCGGAAAACTAAAAACAAACGGTCAGTACGCAATTGCTACAGCAATTAAAGTTGCAGCAAATACGTGGGTGGTTGTCGGCAACCTAGCGGTATAACCGTGCAGATTTTTGGTGGAATTGCTGGTGGAGAACAGTTGCCAACACCTGCGTTGAGTTCTGCTTCTTCTGGTGCACAGAGCTTTTCATTCACAATCACAAACTACAATGCTGCCAACACTTATGTGTTGAGCACCACTGCTGGTTCTGTTTCTAGGTCAACAGCAACGGTTTCTGTGACTGGACTAAGCAACGCTACTTCTGCAACTGTAAGCGTTTATGCAACAAGAGTTGGATTCGATAACTCTGCTACAGCCACAAGGGCTGGAACATCGCTTACTGCGTGTTCTAACACTGGATACAGTTACACAACAATTAACGGTGGCAACTTGGGCACTTGCGGTATTATTCCGTGTGGTGCTGGGCAGAACCCAGCGTATGACACAGTTTGGGTTCAGGTCACACCTGACCCATGCGTAAGCGGAAGCACACCAGTAAGTGGCGGATACATTTCATACAATGGTGGTTGGTACTGTCTAACAACAGGTTATACCTGCCCTTAAGGAGAATCATGTCAGAACAAATTGGTCCAGACCTAAGCAAGCCACATAACTTCTTTGCTTTCATCATTGATGGCGAGGTTGTATGGATGCATTTGCTTTACGAGGAGTTGGAGCAGATGACAGCCGTTTTTGGTTCAAACCCAACAATCGTTCAAGTTCCAAAAGAACTTGCTGGGTTGGTTTCAATGGGTTGGAAGTTTGATGGTGAAAACTTTTCTGCTGAATGACACCATGGGAAAAGTACAAGGAAAAACTAGGGACAACCAGACCTTGGGATTTGTTGGACCCCAATGTTCCTAGGGCTGAGGTGGGAGTTGCTTCTGCTCGGCTTGAAGTTTGTCTAGGGTGTCCAGAACTTATCAAGGTAACGAAGCAGTGTAAACAGTGTGGGTGTGTAATGCCGGGAAAGGTCAAACTTCTAGAGGCTAAATGCCCACTCGACAAGTGGTAGGAGAATCATGCAAAAAGTAAAAGACTTTATCTACAACAACCCAGTACGAGTTGCAGCATTTGTTTCATCATTTGTCGCTCTTGTCGTGTCTTTTGTTGTTCCAGATGTTCCAACAGAAACAGCGGTTGCATTTGTGCTTTCAGCACTTGGTCTTGGAGAATACGCACAGCGTGCAGAAAACAAGAAAACCGACGAGGCATTGTTCACGGAGATTCCTGAGTAAATAATGGAATTAGAAGACCTTCTCAACGAAAGAGAATGGCGCAAATGCAAGGGCGGAGATGATGCCACGCTTGAAGAGCTTGTGGCATCCTTTTCGTATTTTTGCTCAAACTACTGGTACATCAGACACCCTGAGCGTGGTCGTATCAGGTTTGACATGCGTGAAGCACAGGAAGAAACCGTGTCTGTTTGGATTGACAAAAGGTATTCAATTGTCCTAAAGGCACGACAGATTGGATTCTCTACTCTGGCTGCTGCGTTTACTTTTTGGGAAACATTCTTTTGGCCTGACCGCTTTACGGTCATGCTTTCACGCACAGAACGAGAGGCTTCTAAGCTTCTTCAGAAAACAAAGTATGGATATAAGATGCTTCCTAACTGGATGCGTGTTCGTGGTCCAGACTTGCTATCTGATAACCAGTTGAAGATGGTGTTTGCAAACGACTCAGCAATTGAGTCGTTGCCATCAGGTAATGACCCTGCTCGTGGTGAATCTGTGTATCGAGTTATCATTGACGAAATGGCGTTCTTGCCCAACGCTGAAGAAGCGTGGGCATCCATTGAACCTGTCGCTGACGTTGGTGGTCGTGTTGTTTGTCTGTCTACCGCTAATGGTGAAGGCAATATCTTTCATAGTTTGTGGGTTGGTTCTCAGACTGGAACTAACCGCTTTACTGGTATCTTCTTTCCTTGGTCTGCTGGAGACCGTGATGAGGCTTGGTATGAAGCCAAGAAGCGTGACTTGCCTGACTGGCAGTTGGCACAGGAATATCCGGATGACCCTGAAGAAGCTTTCATTCGTTCTGGTCGCCCAGTGTTTGACCTTGAAGCAATCCGTAAGATTGAACCAATTGAACCTGAGCGTGGTTATCTGAAGAAGGGTTATGGGAAGAATGTTTATCAGTTCGTTGACGATGGTGGGGAGTTGGCTATTTGGGACATGCCGACGGTGGGTGAGACTTATGTTGTGGGGGCCGACGTCGCTGAAGGTCTTGGTCATGGTGACTATTCTTCTGCTCATGTCATTTCAGCGGACACAGGGTTGATGGTTGCTCATTGGCACGGACATGTTGACCCAGACATTTTTGGCGAGCAGGTACTAAATGCTCTTGGTTGTTTCTTCAACTATGCTCTTGTTGGGGTGGAGTCAAACAACCACGGTCTGACAACTCTGAAGGCTTTGCAACGGGTTGGCTACAAGAACCTGTACAGACAGAGGAAGATGAATCACAGGAACCCTCAGATTAGCGACACGATGGGTTGGAGAACTACGGCTGTGTCAAAGCCTTTGGCTATTGACGAACTCAATGCGGCGATTCGAGACGAAGGGGTTTCCTTGTACGACAAGAACACTATGGCTGAACTGCGAACATTTGTGCGTGAGGCTAATGGCAAGATGCACGGCTCCCCTCATGACGACCGTGTTATGTCGCTGGCAATCACAAACCAGATGTTGAAGTATGTCTGGCTACCTGAATACCGCCATGACCTTGAGCCTAGGAAAAACTCATTGGGCTGGTGGGAACGCTACATAATCAAGGATGAGGCACCAAAAAGAGCATCAATTGGTTCATTCAATGTTTCTAAGTAACGGAAAGCACCTATATAGATGAGAACGTACCGCTGTTTGAGCTGTTTAACAGAATTTGAGGCAGATGAACTCCCTAGAAGGGGTTCAATCTGCTTTAAGTGCCATGTGAAAACTATCCGTCTTGGATTCACTCATGGCAAGGAAGATTTCCATGGACCGACAATTGCCGAACGTCAACGGCAAACTGTGGCAGACGCAAAGGCTAACGGCATTACTGCCGAGCCAGTGACGAATTGGATGTAATGCGGTGGAGAACGTTTGGGTACCGTTGGCGGTCGCAATCATCACGGGCCCTGTTGTGGTGGTACTCCAGAAGTTACGGAAAGAAAACACTGAGCAACATGCTGAAGGAAGAATCTTGCTCAAAATGATTGGCACAAAAGTAGACAGAGTTGCAGAGAAACTAGACAACCATATTGGTTGGCATGATGGTCAAAAGGACAAATAATGGCACGCACAAGCAATTCAGAAATCATCACCAAGTACCGCAACAAGATTGAACAGTCACGCCGTTGGAGGCGTGAAGAAGCCCATGATGATTTGTGGAAGCGCATGATTGACATGTACCGTGGCAAACACTTCAGGACTGAAACCGAAGAAGACCGCTTGTTGATTAACATGGCGTTTGCAACCATCAACGTTATTTCACCTAGCGTTTCGGTAAACCATCCAAAGATTACGGTTAATGCTCGCAAGCACAACGATGCTGCTAAAGCAATTGTTACCGAGGCTGTTGTCAACTATTGGTGGAGACACTATGACTGCCAAAAGGAATTCCGTCGTGCAGTAAAAGACATGCTCATCATTGGTCATGGTTGGATTAAGACTGGTTATCGCTTTGTTGAAAAGACTGATGATGACTACGACTTCTCTGATGAGATTGCATCTGCAGCACCAGAGTCCATATCTGAATCTGAAATCATCATTACTGAGGACCGCCCATTTGTTGAACGCATTTCTCCTTTTGATGTGTTTGTTGATGCAGACGCAACAAGCATGACTGACATTAAGTGGATTGCTCAGCGTGTTCGCAGACCAATCAAAGATGTAAAGAAAGACAAGCGTTATAACTCTGCAGCCCGTCAAGAGGCTGCACCTTCTCACTATTCAAAGTGGAGTGCTGACGACTGGAAGGGAACTGTTCGCCCTCGCCGTTCAGACAGCGAAGACGATGCCTATGTGGAAATCTGGGAGTTCTACGACATTGAGCGTGGAACCATGTCAGTGTTCTGTGATGGTGGAGACAAGTTCCTTGTCAACCCAATGAAGATTCCATTCGCATTCGGACACCCATTTGTTATGTTGCGCAACTATGAAGTACCAGAGTACTTCTACACAATGGGTGAACTTGAAGCAATTGAACCGTTGCAACAGGAACTCAACCAAACTCGTACACAGATGATGAACCATCGTAAGCGTTTCTCACGCAAGTGGTTGTACAAGGATTCAGCATTTGACGCTGATGGTCGTGCAGCACTTGAATCAGATGAAGACAACGTGATGGTCCCTGTTGTGTCTGAAGAAGGACTGAACAATGTCATTGTCCCAATGCCAGCAGTTATCAGCCCACCAGAGTTCTACAATCAGTCGAATCTCATCTCAGACGATATCAACACTGTGTCTGGTGTTTCTGAATACATGCGTGGTGGTTTGCCAGAGATTCGTCGTACAGCAACTGAAGCGGCAATCTCACAAGATGCCGCAAACGCTCGTGCATCAGATAAGTTGGCAATCATTGAACGTGCAATCGGTGACTGCGCACGCCGTCTTGTAATGCTGGCACAGCAATACATGACAGGCGAAGCGGCTGTCCGTGTTGTGGGTCAGGAAGAAAACTATGTTTGGTTGAACTTTGACCGTGACTACATTCAGGGT